TTGCTCCAAATCAATGGCAGCATGTGGCGGTAACTCGCGCCGGAGACGTAGTGCGACTATTCATCAACGGAACGCAGGTCAGCACGGCTACGCAAAGTTTTTCATTCCCACAGCCGAGCGCGCTGACGATCGGAAGCCTGTCTGGGTTTGGTAGTCAGAATTACAGCGGGCATATCGACGAGTTCCGCATCACGAGCGGCGCGGGTGCGGCGCGCTACACGGCGAACTTCACGCCGCCAACGGCCGCGTTCCCCGACGCTTGACGCCCTGCCAGCTAGCGTCGCTATCACCAAAAACTCAGGTTGACGGTTATGCCCCCTATGGCAGTTTCGTAGCAGCAAGGAGGCAGCGATGGCGGGCAGGCACGTCACAAAAAGCCGCAGGGTCTACGTCGGCGATCGCCGGTGGACGATCCAGCACGTCCGCTACCCGCGGGACCGCGACGGCGATTGTGATTGGGACCGCCGGGTTATCCGCATCGCCGCGAACCTCTCCGGCATCCAGCTCCTCGACGCCTTGTTGCACGAGCTGCTCCATGCCCGGTTTCCCGATCTTGCGGAGGAGGTTGTCGAGGAGTTTGCCAGCACGGCCGCCGCGATCGCCCACCACGAGGGCTTCCGCCTGGCCGACGATCACGAGGAGGAGTGAATGGCGAAAGCCAAGAGCGGACTGTTGGCGTCACTGAAGGAGCGGGCCGTCGCGTCCGGCAATCGCCGCTTCGAGACTTGGTTCGACAAACTGCCGGCCGACGTGCAGGCCGAGCTCAACCAGGCGAAGCTCAGTTTCCTCCGCGGGGAGATCGTCGACGCTCACGGGCGGATGCCCACGAGCCGATTCGCCGAAATGATGTCGGCCGAACTGGCCGAACGTGAGATTGCCAACGTCGGCCGCCAGGGGATTGAGAATTGGCTGCGAAGAAAATAGCCCAGGCGATCGCCGAGAAAGCCGCACTGGCTGCCGGCCGCCCGCCCGAGAAGTCTGAGCAGGTGACGCAGTCTCGCGACGGCGACACGCTCGAAGCCCGCAGCGTCTCGGCCCGCATCCGCACGGTCGAGGATCTCCTCCGCCATATCGAGGCCGACCTCGAGCGCTACGAAGTCAGTGCGAGTGAAGCAACCAAATGGGAGGTCGCCACGTCGGACGCTGACGGCACGGCGACCGTGACGGAATTGCATCGCGTTTGGGTTCGACTCAAGCCGCGGCCCGGCCCGGGGATTGTCGAGTGTGTCGCGGCCATGATCCAAGCCGCGGCCAAAGAGATTCGCCGCCCCGCGATCAAGCCGCACAAGCGCCGCGACCCCGGCCCGTGGCAGGTTGTCGTGATCGCCGATACCCATTTCGGGAAATACTGCTGGCGGGCTGGCACCGGCGACGCGGACTACGACCTCTCAATCGCTGAGAAGGTTGTGGGCGACGCCGGCCGCGATCTGCTCGACAAGGGCGACGCCGTCTACAAGCCGAGCCGGCGGTCGATCCTGCTCGTGGGTGATCTCTTTCATTACGACACGATCAGCGGCACGACGACCGGCGGCACGCCGATGGCCGGCAGCCTTGACGGCCGGCTGCAGAAGATGATTCAAGTCGGCTCCGATTGCCTCTTGGGATTGATCGAGCGGTCCGCGGCCACCTGCCCGACCGACGTGTCGATCGTCCACGGCAATCACGACGAAACGCTGACGTTTGCGTTTCAGCGGATCTTGCTCGAGCGGTTCCGCCGCGACCGCCGCACGAGTATTTCGGAACGGCTCACCGGCCGGCAGTATCTCCACCACGGCAACAATCTGATTGGCATTGCCCACGGCCACCGGGCGAAGCGTCGGCTCCCGCAGCTGATGGCCCTTGAGGCTGCCGACGTTTGGGGGCGGACGACCTACCGAGAGATCCACACCGGGCACTTCCACAGCCAGGCCGCCGAGTGGTCGCTGCCGATCGAGACGGTTGATTCGGTGCTCGTGCGGGTGGCCCCGTCGTTGGGGCCGGCAGACGACTACCACGCGAGCAATGGATGGATCGGGGCACGCCGGGCGATGGAATCGTATTTCTACGACCCCGCCGGCGGGGTCGTCGGAATGTTTTGTAGCGGTCCCCGGCCCGAGCGGCGGGGAATAGTGAACACCCAGGCACGGTAGAGCGAATGGCAAACTCAGGCGACATTCTCACGGAGGAGTATCTACGCGAGGCGGAGCAGCGCGCTAGAAGGTTTAGCGGCGCTTTTACGGGCACATCTGGCTCTCTTGCCGCAGACGTGCTCCGCATCCTGAAACACCTGCGACACGTCACCAAGGAGGATCGAGCGATGGGACTGCAAGAGGCAATCGACACGGCGTTTAGCGGGCTGCCCGAAGACTTCGTAAAGGCGAACGACCGCTACACGCTCACGCCCGCCGAGCCGCAGCCACCGCTCGAGGTCGAGCCGCAGCGGGTGGGGGCATCAATGACGCCAGAGCAGCTCGAGGCCGCCTGGGCGGCAGTCAACGCACGACGCGAGCAAGTGATCGAGCGGATTCAATCGGGCGAAGTGCCGGAGCCCGTGCCCGAGGTTGTGGCGACCACGCCGCCGGCGGCTGACAAGATTGTCGACGGCGACCGCACGCGGTTTGCCACCGGGGCCGTCCGCTCGAGCGACGCCGAAGCGACCCGCTACGACCTGATCTCGCCGATCGGCCTCGAGGCGGTCGCGAGAACGTGTGCCGAAGGGGCTGCGAAATACTCGGCGCACAACTGGGAGCGGGGCATGGACGTGCCCGACCTTTTGAATCACGCGCTCCGCCACATCTTTCAATTCTTGGCCGGCGACCGCTCCGAGCCGCACCTGCCGCACGCGGCCTGGGGGCTTCTCGCCGCGATCCATTCGGACACGCTCTGGCCGCACTTGAACAAGGACAAACTCCGCGGCCCGGGGTGCACGCCGCCCTACGAGCCCCCTATCTGAACAACCGTACAATAGGGGTATAGGAGCCCGCCCTTTGATTCGCCGCCAGCGACCAGACGAGACGCAGTTTCGCCACGGTGCCGGCGGCCGGGAGCCGCTGTCGCCGCCGGGGCAGGCGGGCGATCACGTCCACTACACGCCGATGAAGCGGGCCGGGTTGGGTTGCATCACGAGCCGAGACAAGAAGCCAACGTCGGCCCTCTCGTTTTTCGAGGTGCTCGCCTGGGAGTTGTCCGGTGCGGGCGATGTCTCCAAGGCGATCGTGCCCGGCTGCACCGTCCGCCAAGCCAAACAACTTTTCGACGAGGGGCTCATCTAGTGAGGGAAGTCATGCCAGAGCTCGAGCGTGAGATCGTCACGACCGAAATCGCCGCGTTCCTCGAGCGGGCAAAGTATCTCGCCGCTGGCGGGCTGACCGTCGCCGAGTTTGGGCGGCTGGCCGTCGATCTCATGCGGCTCGTTATCGGCCTGGTCGACAAGATCGCCGCGCCGGGGGCCGACAAGAAAGCCGTCGTGCTCGCGGCCGTCGGCGATCTGTTCGACGCGGTCGCCGACAAGGCCGTACCGCTCGCGGCCTATCCGCTGTTTGTGCTGCTCCGGCCGGCCCTGCGTGCGTTGTGTCTGGCCGTGGCCGCCGGGGCTGTCGAGAGCCTGCTTCCGCTCGTGAGGGCTATCTAATGATTCTGGCAACTGCTCTGGCCGTGGCGGCCCTGCTCACCGCCTGCCCGTGGATCGTCGGCTGGGCCTCGTCGGCCGTTGGCGGCGGCCTCGCGATGCCGGCCCACCGGCCCGCCGGCCCGACCTACCAGGGGGCGATCGCCGACTTGGCGGTTGTCCGGCTGCGACTGCTCGAGACGCAGCAGCTCACCGAGCAGGCCCGGGCCGCCATCGACACGCTGACGCTGGCACTCGTGGCAGGGAGCGATCAATGAGCGAGCGATCCCGATACCTTCTGGCCGGTGCCCTTGTTGTCGGTGCCCTGTTCGCCTGGGTTGTCGACCGCCCGGCAACGCCGCCGAGCCCCGAGCCGTTCCCGCCGGAGCCGCTGCCGGTGATGCTCCGCGGCAAGTTCACCGGGCCGACGGGGGCGGAGGATGCGGCCACTATCTCGGCGCTCTGTGCGGAGCTCGCCGACGAGATCGCCTGGGATGGCCGGCAGGCGGAGCCCTTCCTGAAAAACGCCGTCCAGTTTGACGCCTTGCGGACGCGGTCGCGTGAGCTCCGCTGCCGGGGCGTGAGCATTGGCGAGCGGCAGCCGGCGGCCCGCGATGCGATCCATACCTACCTCGATACGGCAGTCGGCACGGCCGGCGGTCCGGTGAGTGACAAGCAACGCGCGGCCTGGGTTGACGCGTACCGCAATCTCGCGAGGGCCGCCGCTGATGCGACGCGTTGACGACACTGCACGGTTCCGCCTCGCGGTTGCCGGACTCCTGCTTGGCCTGGCCGTGCTCGTGGCCATTCGGGCAGGCCTGCTCCTCGAGGGCACGGTCGGGTTGGGTGGTCGTTTCGGGTACACACCCAATCCCGAGGGCACGCGGCAGTTTCTCCAAGAGCTCGACGAGCCGCGGTTTTCGCAGGCGGCCCCCGAGTGCATGGCGAAGGCCCGGGGCGTGGATACGTTCCTCTATCGGGCTGCCGACAAGGCGCACAGGGCACGCTACGGCACGCCGTTCAAGGTGTGGAGGCAATCGATCGGCGACTGCGTCAGTTTCGGGTGGGGGCTGGGCATCTTCGTTTCGGAGAGCGTCGATTGGCAGAACGGCCAACTGCAGGAGCCGCCGCTGCTCCCCTGCACGGAAAGCATTTACGGAGGATCGAGAGTTTGTGCCAGAAACCGGCCGGGCGATGGGTCGTCGCCGGTTGGCGGTTGGAGCGATGGCTCGTTTGGCGGAGCCGCGGCCCGCTGGTGCCGTGATTGGGGCGTCGTGTATCGCGAGGTTGTCGCCGGCCACGATCTCCGCGTTTACTCCGGCGAGCGGGCGAAGCAATGGGGCGCCTATGGCAACGGCGGCAAGGGCGACGGCGGCCGGCTCGACGCGATCGCGAAGAAGCATCCATGCAAATACGTCAGTCTCACTAAGACCTGGGACGAAGCGGCCGCAGCTATCGAGGCGGGTTTTGCGATCCCAGTGTGCTCAATGCAGGGATTCGCTTCCGTCCGCACAGACGGGGGCTGGGCCGCACCTTCCGGCCAGTGGGCTCATTGCCTCTGCCTGATCGGAGTTCGCTACCAAAAGAATGGCAGCCCGCGCGACGGGATGCTCATAGCGAATAGCTGGTCTGAGTCGTGGATCTCCGGCCCGCGGTGGCCGGAGGATATGCCCGAGGGTTGTTTCTGGGCGGACCGGAAGACGATCGAGCGGATGCTCGCCGGCGAAGATTCGTTTGCGGTGGGTTCGGTAGCGGGTTGGGGCTGGCGTGAGATCCACAACGGCGAATGGATGCAACCCATGCCGGTGGAAACCATCGGCCGCCGGCCGTCGACCGCCCGGCTTGTGGCCGACGTGTTCAAGTTGTCGTTTTAGGGGGCATGATGAAACTCGATCGAAATACTCTCCTGCTCTTGGCCGCTGGCGTGCTCGTCTGGTGGTTTTCCGGCTCCCCTACCCCGCAGCCGCAGCCGTTCGCCCCGCCGCAGGATCGCCCCGTGCTCCGCTGGATCGCCAAGGCCGCGAAGACCGCCCTGTGGATCATGATTTTTGCCGAAGGCCCGCCGGCCCAGGACCGCCCGCTCGTCCACGCTCACGGCGACGTGGGCGAAGACGGCTACGCCACGATTCAACACGGCAGGGGGTGGTAGCGTGACGCTTTACGAATGGCTCGTCGCCTGGCTCGTGTCGTTGTCGGCCGGCCCGGGGGCCGTCGACGCGGAGGCGCCACGGGCGGCCGCCGCAGTCGCCGCAGCTCGAGCGAGCATGATTGCCGACGGCCCGGCGCCCCCGGCCCCGGCCCCTGCTGAGTGCGTCTGCGGTCGGACGTGCGTGAATGGAATCTGGAAGCCCGACGGGCGGATCGAGCAGCGGTGCACCTGCACCTGCGAGCGATGTAAGCGGAAGCCCGCCCTCCCCTGCCCCGATGGCAAGTGCCCGCCACGGTGAAGCATGGAAGCCCTAGAGCGGCTGGTTGTCCACGTCTCGGAACAATGCGGCCAGCGTGCCCGCATGGCTGGCCGTGCCCGCGTGCACGAGCTCACGCGTCTGGTTGTCCGGCACTGGCCACACAATCACGTCGAGGCCATTGAGCGCCACGGCGGCAAGAACAACGCCGCCGCCGCTCACGCGATGCTGCTCGTGCGTGCCCAGGTTCGGGAGCAATACGAGGCCCGGCACGATGTCGGCCCGCTCTGGGATCTCTTTCTCGGCGGCCTCGTGGCGTCGATCTGTAGCTGCGTGCTCGATCTCTGGCTGGCCGATCGGGCGTGGCGGGTGATGCTCCGCGGGTTGTCCCGCCAGATCGCCGCCGAGCGGTCAGCGGATCGCCCCGAGTAGGGCGGCGATCGCGTCGTGCACGGCCCGGG